AACAAACCACACTTTCAATTGGTCAACATTTGCTGATGAGACTGAGGCAAAAAAATATCAAGTTGAAATGAAGTCGGCTTGGGAGCAGCTAAAGACTGAGGAGCGCCGCTTGACACGCGAAGCGCACGTCAAGGCTGCCGCAAGCTACGACAAGGCGACAGACAACGTAATTGTCCATCCATATTTAGTTAAGAAGGGCATAGACAGCTCGCCAGGTATGCGTCTCGACAACGGCCACCTACTTGTGCCGCTGCATGACTTAATGAATAATTTTGTCGGCATCCAATTTATTAGCGAAGATGGCGGCAAAAAGTTTTCTTTTAAATCCAAGCCGGCGTCAGGCTTTTACTTTTTTGGCACAAACCATGAGGCAATTAAGGGTGAGCGGCGCCTGATTATTGCTGAGGGCGTCGCCACTGGCGCTAGCTTATATAAGGCGACTGGCGTGCCGGTTGCGGTTATCTGGTCGGCTAACTTTGCACTGAAAAGCTGTCAGGCGCTGCGCGAGGTAACCGACGCGCAGTTTTTGGTGTGTTTGGATAATGACGAAAACAGTGTCGGCCAGACGGCGGCGCAAAAGATTGTCGAGGAGATACCCAATTGCAAAAACCGCGTGCCGAGCTTTGCTGGGCTTGACTATAACGACGTCGAGCGAGAGCACGGCCCGCAAGTCATACGCCGCGAGGTATTAAAAGAGACATTCGGCTTGCGTGGCCGGTCGGTGCGTATGTTCCAAGAGCAGCCCAAGCCGCGCGACTGGGCAATTGAAAACTTTGTTGAGACTGGCAAGGCTGGCATCATGGCTGGCGTTGGCGGTATCGGTAAGTCGATGGAGGCGCTACGCCTGTCGCTGATGATAGCTGAGGGCGAGGGCGAATGGCTGGGGCACTCAATCGCGCGCTCCGGCAATGTGGTCTATATCAGCGCTGAGGATGATGAGCAGGAAATGCACCGCCGCGTGCATGCTATTGACCCGACCAATAAGCGCGCAGATTTCTTGCACGACGTGTATTTTGTCACCGTGCCGGAGCTGGGGAGGCCGATAAGCTTCCTAGAGGGCGACAAGGCCGGTTATGCATTAACCAGCGCCGCGCAAGACTTGGAAGACGAGCTGGCGACAGTTGAAGACTTGGAGATGGTTATAATCGACCCCGTCCAGGCTTTTGTTAATGCGCCCATATCCAGTGACAATGAGGCCGCGCAAATCTATGCGACGTGGGCCAGCGGCATTGCCAGCCGGCTGGGTTGTGTCGTCATGAGTGTGCATCACATGTCCAAGGTCGCCTTGACGGGCGTTGAGAGCGCCACAGAGGCGCGTGCAGCCATTCGCGGCGCTACTAGTATAGTAGACGGCCACCGCTTCGCTATAGCCCTCTGGAACGCCTCCACGGCTAAGGTGGCAGACTGCTGCACGCAGTATGGATTATTTCCGCCAGACCCTAACCGGGTGGCACATGTTGCTATGGTGAAAAGTAATAGCGGCGAAGTTGACCGCACGGTTAAGACCGTGTTTCGCCGAGACGCCGTGTTTGAGGTGGTGGTCGACAATACGATTGAGCCAAGCGAGCCGGCAGATGACGGCACTTGGACGAGATAACCTGTCACATCCTTTGACATATACCTGTCAAGGGATGTGACATGTCATGTCAAGGGATGTGACATAACCTGTCACATCTACAGACATATCATGTCCATAGATGTGACATGACATGTCAACGGATGTGACACAATCATAATAGATATAGTACTATGTACTATATCCTACTAAGGCCGTCGCCGCTGATGCAGCTCCGGCCATAAAACCGGAGGCTGCGCTTGCGCGCGCAGCGCGCTAGCACAGTAAGGAATGGCGGATGAGCAGGAAGATATTCAAGACCGACGGCACGCCGCTGACGATGTATTACACATTGGAGTTGTCTGAACTCTATTGCAGTGCTTGCGGCATGTCTTGGATGTTGATGTCATCTCAACAAAAGGAATTGCAGGTGCAGTGTCCGGGCTGTGACCGGGTGGAGAAACCGATAGAGATGGAGATTGTGGACGATGACTTATTCCATTAGGCAGGCGTCACAGAAGACGCACAGACACCGCAGCGACCCGTGGTTTGTGGACGGCGTGCCGGATGAGGGGCACGGGCTCATCGACCGCGAGACGTGGGCAAAATCAGACCCGCGTGAGGTAAAGGCCGCCGCGTGGCGCTGGTATAAGCTGCAAATCAGAAGGCAGGATTTAAATGCCGCCGACAAGCTGGTGCTGTGGGCGCTGGTCGACACGCTGAATAGTAAGAGCGGCGCCAGCTTTGTAACTCAGGCCGGCATAGCGGACATGATGGGGCTTGCCCGGCAGACAGTAAACCGCAGCATGAATGACTTGCTGGTCAAAAACGTCATCTGGTCTTTTGTTGACGGCATGCCGCCAGCACCGCCCAGCGAGATGCACACGCTGATGGTTAACAATCTCAGCAAGCCGGAGCTAAGACAAAAGCGGCGACATCACGTTTTGGTGGGGATGCATTGGGTATTAAAAGGTGTTTAGTTGCAAGCAGTGTTGTGATATTCTCAATGCACGGCGTTTTTTATGAGTGCCGTGCTGGTAACGTGGTGGCTGATGTACTCGGCTAACGGCTCGGATTTAATACGATATGACGGGCCGTATAAAAGCCGAGGGGATTGCTACCTTGCTCGGCGGGCGTTGCCAGACAGTCATGAGCCGCTGGGCTGCTGGGATGAGACAAATGTTAATAGACTTGTCACACCAGAACGAGGGCGATGGTCGGGGATTTCAGCCGGTCGAGCCTTGCGACGCAGCGACAAACGGCTGGGACAAACACTTTCGCGCCCAGCGCCGTTGGGAGTGGCTACGCAATCTGGTGAAGAGGCTTTTAGGCTAAATGAGTGATAAAACAGGAGGGAAACCCGCACCCAAAAAGCGGGGGCCGAAGCCAATTAAGATTGATTTAGAGCAGGTCGAGCGGCTGGCCTCGCGAGGCCTTGGCCCGACGCAAATCGCCCGTTCTCTGGGCATTTCTTGGTCTACGCTTGACCGAAACCGCAAGAAAAGAGCGGAACTAGATGACATCATAAAAAAGGGACAGGCTCGCGGCGTGCAAATGGTCACCGACGCGCTGATGGAGAGCGCCACGTCCGGCAACGTCACAGCCCAGATTTTCTATTTAAAGAACCGCGACACCGACAATTGGAAAGACCGGCACGACGTGCAGGTCGGCGGCACCGTATCAATCAGCGACGCATTAACCGCTGCGCGCGGCCGGGCTTTACCCCAGGCTTACCCAGCGGCCAAGACCATTGAGCATGAGCCGGCCGAGACTGGCAGAAACGCTAATAAAAATGACGAGGATGATGATGCATAGCAACTGATTGCATAACAGATGCTGGCCGGCACTCCCGCTTTCTCCCCTAGTGCGGTAGAGCGCCGGTCGGCGGGGCTGGGTATGGTCAGCGACCCCTCCTGCGCGACCCCCCCCGGCCCCGCCCCCTACCGGGGGGTGCGTGTGCGTGACTATAGGGAAAATTTTTTGTGAGGTTTTCGTGAAGTACTCCCCCCAGCAAGAGCAAGAGCTTATGACCGAGGTCTGGTCGCCGGCCATTGCCAATAACCCCCTCGCCTTCGTGCGCTTCGCCTATCCTTGGAACCAAGAGGGCACGCCGCTAGAGGGTCAAAAGGGCCCCCGCAAGTGGCAGGCTGAAATTTTAGAGAGCATCGGCACGCATATCGCTCGGAATGAGCGCTTAGACATGCCTGAGATGTTCCGGCAGGCTGTCGCATCCGGGCGCGGCATCGGCAAGTCTGCCTTGGTGGCCTGGCTAGTGCATTGGATGCTATCCACCCGCCTCGGTGGTACCACTATTGTCACCGCCAACACTGAGCAGCAGCTTCGCTCGCGTACATGGCCGGAGATAGGCAAGTGGCTGACGCTGAGCATTAACGGCCACTGGTTCGACCGGACGGCCACCGCCATCAAGCCCGCCCCTTGGTTCCAATCCGCGCTTGAGCGCGATTTGAACATAGACTGCGGCTATTATTACGCGCAGTCGCAACTGTGGAGCGAGGAAAACCCAGACGCATTTGCCGGCATCCACTCAACTGCTGGCGTGCAGTTGATTATGGATGAGGCGAGCGGTATTCCAGACGCGATTTACACGGTGTCTGAGGGCTTCTTTACCGAGCCGACCAAAAACCGCTTCTGGTTTTCATTTTCTAACCCGCGCCGCAATTCTGGGCCATTTTTTGAGAGCTTCCACTCGGCTGCCGCGTTTTGGAACACCCGGCAAATAGACAGCCGCGATGTTGAGGGCACTGACAAGGCGGTATTTGAGAACATGATTGAGCAGTATGGCGTCGACAGCGCGACGGTGCGCGTTGAGGTCATGGGGCAGTTTCCGCGAACTGATGACGCGACTGTTATTACGCCGGAGCTTGTGCGCAGCGCAATGAGCCGAGACGTGGCGCTTGCCGCCAGTGAGCCGATTATTTGGGGCTTGGATGTGGCGCGTCAGGGTTCGGACAAGTCGGCGCTGGCAAAACGCCAAGGCAATACGGTGCTTGAGGTTAAGACGTTTGGCGACATGGATTTGATGGAATTGTGCGGCGCAATCCAGGTTGAGTATGATGCGTGTTCGGCTATGAGCCGCCCAGATGAGGTCTGCATTGACGTCATCGGACTGGGGGCTGGCGTATATGACCGGCTGCGCGAGCTCGGCGAGGTGCCGGTGGTTGGCGTAAATGTTGCCGAGGCGGCGTCGGTTAAGGGCACCTACTTAAATTTGCGCGCTGAATTGTGGTTTGCCATACGCGACTGGCTCATGCGCCGCGACTGCCGGATGCCGCAGGATGAGCAATTGTATGCGGAGCTAATCGCACCGCAATATGACTTTAACAGTGCCGGCAAGATACGGCTGGAGAGCAAAGAAAAGATGCGCCGCCGGGGCGTGAAGTCGCCTGACCGGGCGGATGCGCTGGCGCTGACATTTGCGTCGGCCGGCGCGGTATTTAGTGGCACGGGCGCTGGCGGCTGGTCGGGCAAGGTAGAAAGCAAGGTGCCGCGATGGATATAGATGGAGCGAATGACCCAGCCTTTGACGGCATGAACGAATTTTTGGCTGACCAGATTGATGGCGGCGTGACGTGGGACGAGCTCATGGTGCTGATGCTGTTGGGTTCGGCGATTTGTGCGTCAAATGCCGGCCTGTCGCCTGACGATTATATGGGCGTTGTGCGCAGCGTGCGCGTGACTGATGACGGCGTGTTTGGCGACGCATAAAAAAGCGCCACCCCGAAGGGTGGCGCCCACGACTGCGTTCTTGTCAAAGAGGGAGAGTTTAAGCAGCCGTGTTTATTTTGTGATTATCTCAACACCCTACCCGTCAAAAAACATTTTATGGCTGACGAATTGCACCGGCGC